TGAATACCTTACCTTCGTTTTCTGGGTTGGCAGAATCTTTTATGACCAAAATATTTGCCACATATTTCAGACGGCGTTTTTGCTTACGAGCAATTTCTTTGTCTGATTCCAGACCAGAGTTCCACAATTTGGAATTATATTCTGATACCGGGTCATCCTGACTAAGAGTAGTCAGAGAGTTCTCGATGTACCAAAGACCAGTTGGGCCTTGGAAACCGTGATCCCAGATACGTACGAATGGCATTTCCTCACCTTGAGGAGGTGGAAGGAAACGAATAATTGCAAAACCGTTACCGGCCTTATCACGGGTCGGTTTCCAGAATTTGCCCTCATTGGGGTCAGAATAAGATTTTGTGGTGATTTTATCGAGTTGAGCGTTCAGCTTGTCGAGTGACGATGAACGATTCTTTTTAAGTGCGTCAAATGACATAGTCATATGCATTTCTCCTTATATAGCGTTGTATGTTTTCTAATATTGCGGTTTATATCTTCATTATAGGAATTGGTCTTTGACATATGTCTTGTACCTTTTCCAATCAAGATCCAAGAAAGGTTTATACTTCCTTGATTTTTTCATTATATCACGTGACACAATTTTGTCAACAATTTTTTTCTCCCAATAAGGAAAAATGTTAGCAAGGTGTGTCATAATTGTGAATGTTTCCAAGGATATTTTCTTTTGTAGCATCATAGTCATTATATGTGGGTGTTGCCCATCACGTACCACAAAGTTATCTTCGTATCCATCCAACATATTATTTATATCACTTTTGAAGATATATCCTAATGAGTCCATTCTTTTTTTCCAATTTACATAGCGGTTTTGGCCTTCCTCCTCTAGTATATCACGTACCCATATATCTGGCTTTTCAATCATATTTGCCAGTATAATATTTTCATAATCGTCCTTTCTTGCCAATTTCAGAAAAAAGAACGAATCGTTTCTCGACTGAAACGAATCAATCGATGCTCTTACTTTTCCATTGTATTTAAAGTAATCATATGAATCTGTAGTAAAGTGTCGTTTTAAGGCAAGATATTTAACGTATGCATTAAACGACTCATCATTTGCAAAGGTCGGTGAGATCATCCTCATCCTTTTTCACCATTCTCAATTCTACTGCCTCTGAGCGAACTTTCTCTTTTAATATTGATGATTTCTTAATCACAGCGGCAATTGTTTCAATTTCTAGTCCATTATTTTCTGCGTATGTCACTAGTGCATCAATATAAGGGACACCTTGGGACACCATTGCTGAGATTGCATGATGTATCTTTTCAGGTGTCATTGCAACAACCATAAAAATCTGCTCCTGTATTTATTGGTAGTATTATTACTATATCACATATAGTGAAAAAGTCAACCCACTTCTTCGAAAAGAATGCGTTCTACGTAATAATTTTTCTTGTGCTCTGGTATACCCATAGCCAGTATTGAACTGTGTAATTTTGGGTTTCTTTTCTGATTTGCACAATAGTTATTTTGGATGGACTTTGTGTCCATTTTAGTATTTTCTGCCAGTGCTTCCATATTATTAAGATAATATTGCATTAGCTCAAACGTAAGTGAGGTAAATTGATCCACCTCCTCATTTCGAACAGCGCCAGCGGCGACCATATGGTTTGAAAAGATCTTTTTCGCCCACGGCGGTAGTTTTCTCTCTCGTCTCCAGGTCACTTCAGATGTTTGTTCAGCAAAGTGCTTAATCATTGGATGGTGTTGTTTAATAATTGGAGAGAAATCAAAAAACGATCCACTTATTTTATTTGGTCCAGCGACAACATCGCAACCAAGTATGGGCAAATCAAGCCCAAACTCTGGGAAAATATTAATATGGAGAAGCCACAGATTTCGTTCTTCGACAAGATCAATTGTTTTTAAATGACATTTTCTAATTAAACCTTCTTTTTTCCAAAATGAGTCACTCCACCCGTTGAATGTTTCCACTCTGTAATCAGATTTTGTTCTTTCCATGTGATTGGAAAAAAGTTGTTTTGTATTAGCAGTAAATTTGTTGAGCTTATTTACTATTTCCATAAATTATTCTTCTTCCACCTCATAAGGTAATCCTTCTGACATTGCATATTCTGTATTATAGTAATATGCTGTAGTATCCAAAAGTTCACCGAACATCTGTTCTGCATATTGAAAACAAATACCAGCCTCTACTGCCATGTCGTTGTGTAGCAATGATCTGATTCCAGTTTTTAGTCCATCAATATCATCAAAATCGTAAAATGTACCAGCACCTGGAACCTTTGTTCTAATAATCTGACCTCCACTCATGTCACCAAAATGTCGGACATATAGATGAGCTAACAATCCATCGTTGTCATTATTATCTGCAAGATATCCAATGTGTTCAATATATTCCACTACTGCTGGTAGTGGTTCTTCCCACGGGTCTAGTCCATAAATGCTTTCTAATTCCGCAATATCTTCTTCGATACCAGTTTGTCTAAAAACTGACTGGTACTCTTCAGGAAGTGTAATTGCTTCCTCCAATGCTGTATAGCATATCAATTGGCTGCAAAGATATTTGTGATAAAGATCTGGACTAATTTCACCACTTAACAAGATTTGTGTAAATTCGGTCCGTTCCGCTGATTTATGATGTTCCCATGTAAGTTCTTTTAAGTTGTCTGCCATAAAATTTTCCCTCCAGGTATTTAAAAGTTCACTGTGATCAACTTTTTGAACTTATTTATAAGGATATAAGGACCAAGGGGGCAAATTTCTCTGCCCCCATGTACTGTTTTAGTACTTTCTTCGCTTAAAATGCGAACGCAATACCAGCGGCTGGTTTAAACTCTTCTGAGTCAAGATTATATGCACCTTCAGCATATACATCCAAGCCGGCTAGTGTCGTTGTGTAACCAGCACCTACATTCTGTAGAGTGTCATCCTGATCACCGTTTAGGAAACCAGTGATACCAAATGCGTTTACACTAGTTTCGTATGCAAAAGTTTCATTTGCATATGTAAATGTTGTACCAAGACCAACTTCCTGATTGGCAACATTCATTCCGTATCCAACTAAGCCCAAATATGTGAACTCTTCTGAATCCATATTGTAATCAACACCTGCGCCTGCTTCAATACCAGAAAATGAAACTGAATATGTACCTTGTACATTTTCCACATCAGTAATATCATCTGACATATCTGTAAGACCAACCATAATATCTGCTCCAGCAACACTTAGTGATAGGCTTTCACCAGAATCATCTGGATTAGCCAAAGTTGTACCGCCAACAGCTTCCATTTTACCTTCAAATGAATCCAGAATATCACCTTGATCACCAAGTGACAAACCAATACCACTTAATGTTGTTCCTAGATACCATGAATCCAAAGTCACATTTGAGCCGTCCATTTCGACACCAAACCCGGCATCGCCGATAGGTGCATCAACACCAAATCCAATTGTTTGTGTTCCAACAATTTTATCGTCTGCGTTCTGTGTGAAATCTACTGCGATATCACCAGTGATGTCTGCAGCAAATGCAGATCCAGTAACAAATGTTGATACTGCGGTAGTTAAAAATAGTTTTTTCATCCTTGAAAAACTCCCTTGAGTGTATGTATTACCTTTAAACAAAAATAAAACCCGCCGTAAAAGACGAGCCCTATTAAAAATAAGCACCACTTTTCTGTTCCAAGGTAAGTGGCCAACCCGTCAGTTTATGCCGCTAGGGCGTAATCTGAAGGTGCAAAATTATCGTTTGCAGTTAGTTTAGTTTGACCGAATAACGTAGGTCAACACGGTAATCTCCACTCAACTAGTCCGTCTGTCGATCCTAAATTCGCCCCCATCATCATGGTTCTTTTTAGCATGAAAATTTAAACCAGGGTTCTTAGCTTTTTTGCCTTGTCCCCTTACCCAGCCTTCTGGAATTTCCTGACCTTCTTTAAAGCAACCTTTTTCTGTTGGATCGTTTGGATTATGAAACCATTTTGATCCTCCAGTTCGGCTCCACTCTTGTTTAACGTTTCTTTGGTATTTCATACCTTTTCTATTAACGTTATTCTTAGAGCCTTTTTTACCGGCTTGAATTAACATTTCTTTGACTAATTCTTGACTAGTCATAAGTCCAGCTAAACCTTGCCAAGCTAAGTAGTCTTCCCATCTACCATGCTCTTCGTATAGTTTTCTATGCGCTTCTGCATGTTCTTCAACGGTGAGTTCTACCAAATTGCTTTCTTCGTCAGTTCCTCCCATGT